TCCTCTCTAAGATACTTAAGTCTACGTAATGCAAAGATTGAGCCTTGAGCTTTATAGAGTGTGTGTACATCATCAGCTTGTTCCATTGCACTATGATGTATAGAAATATTATGGTCTAAGTATTCTACAAAGTTATCCCACAGTTTTTTATTATTAACTAACTCTTTTAAGTTCATTGAACAGCACCCTGATTAGCAGAAAATCCATCTTCTTCTGGAGTAGGTACTGAACCTGTTCCTATGTTTCCACCACCTGATCCCTGAGTGTCTTGTACTTGTCCACCTACAGGAGCTTGTCCTTGCTGTGGTGGTTGACCCTGTGGTTGTTGAGGTGGGGGTGGTGGTGGGTTTTGTTCCTGAAACTTCTTGAGTATCTCAGCCTGTACTGCAGCCTGACTCATTGAGTTGGCTACCTTATCAGGGTCTAAGTCCATGCTCTTAGCAATCTCTCTAACTATATAATCCATTCGTGCAAAGGGTGCTAGGGTTGGATTAGATACAGTCTGCATGAATTGCATAAGTCTTTGACTACGTACTTCGTTAGCCATCAAACTTTCTGTACCCTGTGCTTTAACTTCAAGATCACCTTTTATTTCAGAATCAAAATCAAACTGCATATTAAAACTAAAGAAAGCCTTACCCAGTGGTCCTAGTAAGTAGTCATCTACATTCTTAATAACAGTTCTTATAGAACCGTTAGCTGCATTCATAAGCATAGATATGCCAGAAGCTGTCCTACCTACACCTGACACACCTGTCTGTCCATGTGAGAAAGATGCAAGTCCTGTACTTTCATCTGATAGCTGCCTAGCCTTGTCAAACATCTGCATGTTTTCATTAGATACATTAGGAAACTTAGTTCCAAAGATACCCTGTCCAGGTGCTCCTCCTTGTCTTCTAAATACTTTTCCAGGGTATACACTTAGGTCTTGTCCAGGGACTAAGTTAGTCTCATCTACTTCTATTAATAGATTACCTGAGAGTGCAGCATTGTCCACAGACATCCTCATAAAACCATTCATAAGGGTCTGTGTGTCATCCATATTTTCTGCAATACCTACACCAAATATACTGTATGGGTTCATTTCATAGGGTGTAGCATAGTAGGGTAAGTAGGCAGGAGTAAATGGGTTCATTACTAATCGTAGTACATGGTTATTGCATATCCACACATTAACACTAACTTGCTCTACATCTTTTAATTCATCAGGAATATCTACATCATTATTTTCAAGAACATCTTTATCTACATAACCCCAGAACTCTAAGATTTCAAAACGCTCTGCTCTATCTTCTTCAGCGTTGTCTTCCATTACGTGTTCCCACCACTCTTTATTATACATCTCTCCCTGTGCAAGAGATTTGTCAATAGCATTGGCACGGAAAAAAGGTCTCCGTTTTAGAGCACGGAGTTGAGAACGTGACATCTTATGTCTTTCTATAACATACTCTGCCTCATCCATATTATTTGCATCAGGGTCTGGATAGAAATTCCATATAGATACATTAGAAGTTTGTGGCACGGTTTTAAAGATTGGAGTGTATGTGCCATCCTCATCCCAGTTAGGGTACTCTTTATCAACAGCAAATGGTCCTTTCATAATACCTGTACCAAATAAAGCAGACTCAAACATAGCAGAACGTAACTGCTTCTTAGCATTTGACTCCTCTAGTTGGTCATGTATTTTCTTTTCCATTTTCTTAGCTGCAATCATTGCAGGGTGAAAGTTTACAGAACTAGGACTTCCTGTTGACTTAAACTTAATATCATCCTCAACTGCACTCAGATCGTCTTTAAGTGGTCCTACACGTTCTTTAAACTCTGGCATAGTCTCACCTGCCATAAGTTGTGGATCGTCTGTAGCCCCTGTTTCTGCTTCTCCTGTAGCCTTTTTAAGTTGAGCATTAGTTTCTAAGCTGACTGTGTCCTCTACTCCATCAGGTAAAACTGTAGGATTAATACTAAGTGGAAACTTGTTAGCACCAAAAAGAACTTCTACCAGTTGTCCGTAGGCTGCAAGTACTTTTGTTTTTGTAACTTTGACAAAGACCCTAGATTTTTCTGTAGATGTAAATTGAACCTCTGGACCATATAGACCACGGTAGTTACGATAGGCTTGTATCCACCTTTCCTCATCGCCTCTCCTAGATGTTTCAGCTTTACGATATTTACCTTTTACAAAACTTATAATTTCTCCTACAGAAGTATCTGAGTACTCATCTTCCTCTATATCATCAACAGCAACAACTTGCTCAGAGTCTGCAGTTATATTATCTTCTTCCATATTATATCCTTAATATCCAAATGTTGCATCAGCAGCTTGAAATCCACTACGTTGACTTGTAGGGTCATAGTCAAATAGACTGCTTCTTGGTCTAGTCATTACTCCGTAACGTAAAGCATCGTATAGGTGGTCTTCAGAATGTGTATTTACATCTTCAGAATTATTTTTATCCAGTGGAATAGATGGGAGTTGAGAAGTTGTTTGAATGCACGAATTAAAAAATACAAGTCTAGGTTCTTCTGTAAACTCATCCAATTGTAATCGACTGTGTATTTCATTCTTACCTGCTATTCTTGATCCCCTACTTCTATCTGCAGGTCTCCAACGACAGCCCTTCATTATCATTTGTTCTGCTAGTGATGGTCCTGTATCTCCACGTTTATGCCAGAGTGAAGAATCAAGAACACCATACCTAATCTTTTCTCCCTCTTCCATCTCTAATATTATATCTGCTAAATCTGAAGCAGTAACCTTTGATACATATAACTCTCTATAAACAACTAACTGTTCTGATGGACTGACTGCAAACCAGAGTACCCCAGTGTGGCTTCCATAACCATAGTCACAGGAACGAAACCTAGACCAACTATGGGGTATATCATAGGGATCAACAACATGAATATTTCTGTTCCACTCTGGAAAAGCTGCTCCTGCGTTGACATCCCAATTTCCTTCTAGTAATTGTTTACGTTGATGTTCAGGAAGTGATAGTAAATTTGCTTCGTACATTCCATCATCTGCTAAGTAAGGATTATCAAATAATGTTGCAGGTATAAACCTGCGTTTAAATAGTGGCTCTCCTTCACGACTATGACCTTTAGGCATTTTTAAGGTTTCACCTGTTGCAATGTCTGTAGCCCAAAATGCTTCTCCATGTGGAGCAGGGTCTATAAACATTTTTTTAACCCAAGAATGTCCATTTCCTCCAGGGTTTGTAGTAGCTCTTTGATACAATTCTAAGTTAGTTCCTTTTGTAGTACGCAGTCTTGATCTCATATAGTCAAATGGGTATGGACTTGCCCACTGTGTTAACTCATCAAATCCTATCCAACTAAAAGCCTGTCCTTGGTAGCGTGTAACATCATCATCTCTGTCTAGGTAGGACAACCAGAGTGTTGCTCCTGATGGTGCTACCCAAGTCTTGTCTCTTTCCATAAACTTTATATTTGGTATTGCTTGTGGATAGAGTTGTTTGGATACTGATATAAGTTCTCTAAGTTCTTCTGTAGTCTTCCTTACTAGTAGTCCCCTAAAGCTAGGGTTGTTAAAGTATCTAACAGGGTCTGCAAGCATTGCGTATGACTTACCCCCACCTGCACTTCCACCATATAAAACTTCTCGTTCATTAGAAGAAAGAAACTCTGTCTGTGGTCCTTTGTTTGGTTGGAAGATTATTCCCTGTGCTTCTTCTATCTCTACTGGCTCTGGTTTAGTTTGGGGATAAACTTTCGGCTCTACCACCAATTCTTCTTTCTTCAATTTTTTCTGCTTTCTCAAGGGCTTCTTTGTACCTTTGAGCAAGATAGCGTTGCGCTGAAGCATCTGTTTTACGTTTTTGCTCAAGCTTTACTCTTTTCATTAAACCAACATGAGATATATATCGTCCCGATTCTGTGCTTAACCAATTTGCTACATCCCTATAACTGTACTGTTTAAGATACTTCTTTGCTTTTTCTAATAACTCCAACTCATTATCAATAGGTAGAAGCATATCTTTGTCTGTTTCATCCTGACTGTAACCAAAGGGTATAATCCTACCTACTCTTATTACAGGTTGCCAATCAAAACCTAATTCAGTTTCCTCTGGCTTTGGAAGTTTCCAATCCTTACTCGTCTTCATTATTCTTCGGTGGTAAAATAAATAAAGGGCTAGATGATGTTACCTCAACTTTATCAGTCTTAGTAAAACCACTACGGTCTAGTATGTCTTTTGCTGCTGTCATTTTTTCTTTATTACCTAAGTCTGTTGGGCTACTCATTATTTCATACATAGAGTATGCAGCCTTAGTAGCTGTAGAAGAAATAAACTTTTTAGTTATATCTGCAATCTCATCTTGTAAAGCACTTGTAATAGAAGAAGTAGCTACCGTGTCAGCATAACCTGCAAGTTTACGTGCTGTTGCAGGATTACCTCTAGCTTCTTCAAATAAAACATCCAGAAACTTTTGTTGTTTCTCTGTTAGATTTCTACTCATTATATCATATCCTTATTGACTTGTCAACACATTTATATTGTATAGTGTGTGGAGCAGGAAGATCAGATACTATCTGTGTTACAAATGCACCTACTACCTTTCTGCATTCTTGCTGTGTTGTTACGAGTTCAGGTGATTTAAACATCTTACAACTTACAGACTGATCTAATACAGACAGAAGACATATTGTAACTACAGGTAAAAACACTAGCTTAATTCAAAGTGTGGACCATCAATAAATGGTCTCCTACCCTGTCCTCTTCTTAAATCAATGTATGCATTCATGGCATCTTCCATTGTACCACTCCACTCACGCATATCATTTATTTGCCAAGCTGCTCCCCAACGTACAGATACGCCCTCAAGCTTTGCAGCTTCCTTCATAGCGTCAGCAATATCATCATAGACATTGAGTTCCCATGAAGCCCTCCCACCAATATACGCCATCAAGTCTACAGCTAAACCTTCTAGGTGTTTTGACTTCATGGTTTGTGACGCTCCTTTGGCTACTAAAGCTTCCTGCTCTTCTATGGTACGCATACCACAGATAACACCAAAGTCTATCTTTGTTAGGTCTATAGCTTTCTTTACGACTCGTACCATGTCTTCATTGACACCTTCAAGTCTATCTAAGCTACGTTGTGAGAGAGTAAATCCCATCTTATACATCCTTCTTATTTTGCAGTCGTTCTTTATCTGCTTTTTCTTTGCACGGTATACACACACCGTTCATTTCTATAAACTTTTTCTTTGCGTGTGAGTATACTTTAAATACCTGTATAGGTGTTTTGCATACGGGACAGTCTTTAGCCATTACTTCATCTTTTTATTAGCCATACCGCCATACATCATTTTAGTTTTCTTAGCCATACCACCGCCATAAAACATTCCTGTCTTACGCATGTCTGCCATACCACCCTTGTTCATCGTCATGCCTGTTGTAGGGTTAACTTTTCTTTCGTCCATCATTCCACCAACATTCATTTGATGCGGCATCTTTTTACTATAATCTTTCATCATTCCACCTTTTTTATATCCCATATTTTTAACTGCTTCTGGAGCTTCTTTTTTTAGTGCTGCTAAACCTTTGTTCATTTTTTTCTTCATTTAATAATTTCCTTTTAAAAATATTTATGTGTTATTTCTTTTTCTTTAAGTTATCTACAGAACCATACTTAGCCCTAGATACATAGCCACCTTGCTTTAGTGTCTTTATTTCTGTATACTTTTTCTTTACAACACCGCCTTTGTTGCTTCTTTGAGTACGAGCATTAGGCAATGGACTTCTATAGTCTATTGTTCTACGATCACCAAACTGTGGTTCTGCTAAAACCCCAGGGATTTGAATACCGCCTAAAGGTCTAGGTTGTCTAGGTTTTCTTTGTGTACCCATCTGTTTTCTTACTTGTCTGTTTGTTTCGTCAAACTCACTTTTTTGAGCATTTTGTGCTCTTCTTCGTTCTCTTGAACTCATGCCTTTAAAAGGATCTACTTGCTCTGGTCGTTTTCCTTTTCTTCCCCCTATTATGTAATCTATTTCTTCCATAAACAGTTTTTCTCTACCACCTCGTCTTTTTATTTCAGCGGATTTCCTTCTTTGTATATTTGCTTGATTATCCGCAACGACTTTATTGCCACGCATACGCTTATTAATTTCTCTTTGGGTATCCATTTCTTTCATATAACCAGGGGGTAGTGAATAATTAAGATTACGTCTTATTTGTAATGGTTGTCCTCTACCGTCCTTTTCATCCATTGGTTTAGGCAGTGCTCTTACAGGTTCTTTTACAAGTGTGGCTCTAGGTTGACTTGGCGGTGGTGCTCTACGTCTTAAACTACCTACTTGACCCTGCGGTGCAACCGAAACAGATTGTGATTTAGGTTTACTTTGTTCAGCAGTAGCCTTACTTCCATCTGCTGCAAAACCCTGATGAGCCTTGATTACCTTTTTACCTTTGTGAGCCTTTGTTGGTTTTTTAACTGTCTTCATTTGGTAATACCTTTTTGTTTTTCATATGTCCTAAGTCCACCAAGACCCAACATACCCATGAGTACCGTCATCAAACTTCCCATATCAAACTCAGGTATAGGCGGTATATCTACACCAGTTAGGGTTACTCCAAATATTATTAGCGGTGACAGGATAAAGTGATACAGTAAGGCTATACCACATACCCACCCCACAAAGGGTCTCCAACCGCCTTTAAACAGGCTTCCAGAGGCAGCTTCCGCTTTATTAACCTCTACCTGTGCCAGTGCCAACTGTTGTGCATGTTGGTCTGACATCGTAGCTATCTCATGGGCTAGTTTAGCTTTTACGTCAGCATCAGGAATTACCTTATCTAATAAACTAGAAACTGGTCCTATGAGAGAAGCTATCAGGCTCATTACTTATTAAACTTTCGTTTAAATGCATTTTGAACACTTTGAGGAAAATCTTTCATAACTTTTAAAGCATCCCTAACAGAGTAAACTTGAGCTTCTGCTATGTTTAAAAAATCTTTAGTATGTTGTAATTTATTGTCACTAATAGGTTTATTTTTACGTCCTGCTGCCATAGCTTCTTTATTATATTTATTTAAAAAATTTATGATTTGTTTACTTGTAGGAGTAAGTTCTTTTCCAAACTCTACTCTATTACTTAGCATTTTTTTAGTTATTGGTTTTTTACCTTTACCCATTATTTTTTCTTCCCTTTAGTTAAACCGCCCTTATTAAACTTTCTTTTTTGTTTTTTTAGATTTACTTGCTACTTTAGTATTTTTAGGTTTTGTTTTAGTATTTTTACTCCAGTTTCTTACAGCATCTACTCCACCATTAATGTGTAAACCAAAACTTTTTATTAATAAAGTTTTAGGTGTGCCACTAGGCATTGACTCAAGTTTTTTTAATGCAGCTTTAAAACTAGAAATATTATTAGGATTTATAGTAAATATTCTTGCACTTGGTATATCGTCTGTTGCACCCATTATATATTCTCCCTAGTTTCTGTCTTAGCTGATACACTTACGGATGCCCTGCTACCATTTACGTACAAACCAAACCATGCAGCACCTGCTCCAACCACAACGGATACAAATCCTGCCTGTGCATTGTTAGGTTCTGCTAAACTCATAAACCATGTACATGTCTGGTAAAACACTACCATGTAGGACAGTATCAACATACGTGGTACTATTCTCCATGAGTCTAATTTTTCTGCTAGTGTCATTTCTTGCCCCCTAGATACTTTACAGTTTTATCTGAACTTAGCCGTTTTCTTAGCCACCTTCTTGGGTTGGGCAACATGTTGCTTGCCCTTACTCTTACCCAATCTCTTAGCCTTACTGGTTGCAGCATACTCAGAGGTAGATAAATTCTTGATAGCATTAGCAGGAAGATACCGTTCACCAGTTGCTTTCTTACCCTGTGTAGAAGGTTTACCACTCTTAGTTCTCCAATCCTGCTTAGTCCAATTCTTCAGACTTTTTTGTGATTTTGCAAGTGCCATCTATTTCTTCTTTACTGCTCCACCCTTTGCCATGTAACCCATCTTATTACGTACAGCAGTAGGTAGTTTCTTAAGACCTGTTTGATTGGCAGTAGTCTTTGTCAGACCACCCTCGTTAAAACCTTTTATTTTTTTCTGTACAGTCTTACTTAGTTCTTTCATATGAAACAAAGGTTTGCTTGTCTTTGTATGAGTTTTACCTGTATGAACCGTCCCATCTTTCATCTTATGAGTATCGCCTTTCCACTCCTTACCATCCTTTAAGTAATGCTTAACACCCTTCATTTGTAACCCCCACCCTTTGCTTTATATTGCTTGGCAACCATTTGAGCTTTACGTGCAGACCACTGACCTGCACCTCCACCCTTAGAACTTGCTTTAATTTTCTGGACTAAGTTTTTACGCATAGTTGGTTTTGTATAATTCTTAGCTGCGTTGATTACCATAGTTTTCCTTAAACTTATTCATGTTTACAAAATATTCTGTTGTAAATATC